AGCTCCGGCAGCGTAGCTCCCATGCGCTCCATGTCCTTTTTGAAGTCCTTCATCTTCCACCGGTCGAAGGCGATCTTCTTGCAAGCTAGCCCGTCCAGGATTTCCACCAGGTCCTTGATGACAAACTCATATTCGACCGTCTTGCGGTCCAGCGCCCGGATGTGGCCGGCGTCGCGCCAGGCAATGTACGGAACGTGGTCCTGCTCGGACTTGAGGCGCAGGCCTACGCCAGGCATCCAGAACCATACCTTGAGACGCCAGAACGGGTCCTCGTCCGTCGGCTGGAACATTAGCGCGAAGGCGGTGAGATCCTGAGTCGCCGACAGATCCAGCCCGCCCCAGCACTTGCGGCCCTTGAGCATCTCCTCCGGATAATCTCCGTCGTGGCAGGACGTCCAGGCCACGCGCGAAATGGCCGGGTTCTCCGCCTCGGTCCAAATGCAGAAGCAAAGCCTTCGGACGGTCGCCATTTTGGACGGCAGCATCCGGGCCTCGCGGATCTGGCTGCGGATGTATTCATAGCCCGGCAGCCCGTAATCTATCGACGGGTTGACCTTGATCCACAGGCTTTCATCGTCGAGGTAGCGATCATCTTTTAAGTCTTCCTCGTCCAGCGAGCAGATATATGCGAAAAACTCATCGTTTTCGAGCTGCCCGGTGGAGACCTTGATCCCCAGGTCGTGGTATTCCCAGCATACCGAGGCCTTGTCGTGGCCGGAGTTGGTTATCATGAAGCTGAGCGGCTGCTTGCGCCACTTGAAACCCGCACGCAGCATTTCAATGACGTTTCCGTCCGGGTGCTCGTGGATCTCGTCCAGCAGCGCCATGTGCGGGCGCGGGCCGGACTGCTTTCTTTCGGATGAGATAACCCGGAAAAACGATCCGCTTTCGAGGTGCGATAGGTTCCAGCACTTCTCGCCGATCCCGGACGGCACCAGCCGCTTGGACAACTCCGGAGACTGATCGAAAAACGCGGCGGCGTCCCGGAACAGCACCATGGCCTGGGACTGCGTGGTGGCGGCGGCATAGATCTCCGCCCGCGGCTCTTTGTCGGCGACAAGCCCCTTCATGCCGATTCCGGCCGCAATGGGAGACTTGCCGCAGCCCTTGCCGGCCTCAATGAAAGCGACGCGGAAACGGCGGACGCCGTCACTCTTGCGCTTCCACCCGAACAGGCTTCCGACCACGAATGCCTGCCAAGGAAAAAGCAGGAACGGACGTCCCTCGAACTGGCCCCCGGCGAGGTGGAGGATCTCCTCGAAAAAGGCGATCGCCTCGGCGGCCTCGGTAGGATCGTAATAAAAAAGACCTCCCTCTTCGGAACGCTCGATATCACTTAGATGCCTGCGGCATGCACCTCGCACGAACGGGCCGGCGGTGATTCTGCCGCACACCACGGCGGTGGCGTAGTCGGTGGCGCGGTCACGTATGATCTCGTTGTTCACTTAAAAAACCTCTCACGCCGATCTGCCTCAGCCGGCTTCCTCTCCGCCGCGCTCACACGGCTGCGGCTGCTGGGGCTCATCCCCATCTCTGTCAAAGCCTTCATCATCTTGGCGTTCTCGGCGTCGACCAGCTTGTAAAGCGGGTTGACCATCGGGACGCCGCCGGTACGCGTAATGGTGCCGTCCTTAGCCTCGGTCACCCGCTCCTTGGATCGCACGACCATCCCCACCTTCTGCACCGTCTTGAGCGCCTGCCGCCAGGTCGACCAGGCCTGGCAGTAGGACGCGAACACCGCGCGGTCGATGGTCGTCAGTATGCCCAAATGTTCAAGCTCTCGCGCCATGCGCCTCCACTCGCGCTTAGCCTCCGCATCTAGATGCGTCGGGCACTTCGGTATCCTGGCCTCCGGCTTTGGCTCGTCAGGCGGCGTCGGACGGTGGCCCGGGTTGCCGGTGACAAGCTTGATCGTGGTCGGTTTTGGCTTACGGCCTCTCATTTTTTTCAATGACCGCCTTTTTTCCGGTTAATGTTTCCCACCGCTTGACTATTACGTCGCAGTAGACAGGGCTTATTTCCATTCCGTAGCAGATTCTCCCTAACTGCTCGGCGGCGATCAGGGTGCTCCCAGACCCACAAAAAAGATCAAGAATAATGTCCCCTTTTTTAGTGCTGTTTTTTGTAGCTCTGGCCGCCAATCCGACAGGCTTTTGTGTAGGATGATATTCGTTTTTGTTTGCCCTATTTTCATCCCAGACAGTAATTTCATTATTTGGGCCGTACCATTTAGCCTGCTTTCCTTTTTTATAAGCATAATAACATGGCTCGTGCTTTCCCTTGTAGTGTGCCGATGTCATATACTGGGCATTGTTTTTAACCCAGATTATTTGGGCCGTTATCTTATACCCAGCGGCAGCGGCAGCGGCAGCGGCAGCATGCGCATCGGCATACCAAAGGTAAAGCGCAGCATGATCTGCCGCGTGAACCCGCAATGCTGGAAGCGCCTTTGCATAAATTTCCGTCCCGACCTCATCACCTGCAAGCCTCTCGCGTTTTTTGAGGCCGCCACAATACCCGACCCCGTATGGAGGGTCAGTGAAAACCATATCAGCACGTCTTCCAACCATAAGTCGGTTCACATCATTTTCGCTCGTGGAGTCTCCGCACATGAGGCGATGCTTGCCAAGCATCCAGACATCGCCAGTTTTTGAAATTGGCTCGCTGATCTCGTCCGCCGCGGCGTCCGAGTCAAAGTCATCCTCGGTCGGCTCGCCGTTGTCGGCCGTCCAGTCTTCAGGTAATTCAACACCCCACTCGGCCAGCGGTAAGTTGCACCACGATTTAGCCAGCACGTCCAGATCCCACTCGCCCATTTGCCCGTTGTCCTTGATGACGAACTCCCGCTTTTGCTCTGGCGTCAATCCAGTTACGATCTTAGCCGTGCACTCCTTTATCCCGGCCTTTAGCAGCGCCTTCCTCCGCATATTGCCGCCGAGCACCGTCATGGTTTCGTCTACGACGATTTCCCGCAGGTGCATCATCTCCGGGAAGTCCTGTATTGATTTAACAAGCCTGTCCAGCGCAGCCTTCGATATTTTCCTCGGATTTTCCGGGTTTGGCTTTATATCGGACAAGTTGACGACCTTGATCTCTAATTCCATTTTTGATCCTTGTTCCATGGGTGATTTGAATCGATCGGCATACCATCGACACCGGCCGCCTGGCTGTATCCGTTGTGCTCCTGCCGGCGCTTGATGCCGGAGTGGCATGACCGGCACAGGGTCTGCCAATTGCTTTCGTCCCAGAAAAGGTCGTAATCCCCATTGTGCTCGACGATGTGATCGACCGTGTCTCCAGCTTTCGTGATGCCCTGACGTTCGCACAGCACGCAGAGAGGATGCTCTAACAGATGCCGTGCCCTTGACTTGCGCCAGCGTGCCGAATCGTAGAGACGCTTAGATCGTTGCCTATCCATTATTCATCCTAAAAAAGTTTTTTCCGTTGATAATCTCGTCCCCATGCTCAAGCAAAAAATCCAACACCTCGCAGTTCTGAAACACAAGCTGCGAGATCCTCCGCGCGGTCTCCCAGTTCTTAGCCTTCCAGTATTGATTCTCGCGGATGTGCACGCGAGAACCGTCCGGAGCCACCCGGATCTCGACCGGGTGCTCGCGCAGCAGTCCGGCGAGCTCGTCTATCGCTGAAACCGAAGCATCAGCCCCCACCATCTGCCAGCCATGCTCCACGGCGTCCATATCTTCCGCTGTCGTTGACGCCTTGCCATCATCTTGCAGCGCACATTCCGCCGTCCTTCCGGTCACAAGACCTGTCGGAGATGGTCCCAAAACGAGACCGCGCGGCAGACCAGCCTCGATCCATTGGCGCAGATCGACTCCGGCGGCGTAGGCCTCCCCGGGATCCTTGCCGGACGGCACCGGCCAGCGCTTGGAACGCGGCAGCGCCGTCTTCCACCAGCGCATGGCCTCGGCGCCGGCGCGATCGGCGTCGAGCGCAACCATCACCACCGCGCATTCTGAGATCTGGTCCAACAACTCCTTGCCGGGCTTGGCTGTGGCTGACCCTAGCGCGACTACGGCAGCCAGGTCGTCAGCGACCTCGGCCAGCAAAATCGCGTCAAGCTCACTTTCGACCACGACCACCGCGCGCGCCGGAAGACCGTGCGCCATGCATATCATCGATGATCCCGGCAGAACGTAGTATCGAGGCTCTTTGTCAGACCAGCGGCGGATTCGGATCCGGCGGATCCGTCCGGCTGAATCTATCATCGGGATCACCAGGCCGGCCGGAATCCATAGCTTTTTTGGTGTGCCATCGTCTTTGAGCTGCTCGGGAAGCCCCCACAGTGAACGCGCGCGCCAGCGATCATCTCCCAGCCATCCGAGGCGCATTCCGGCAGCCGTTTTTTTGGATATTCCGCGCTTCCTGAGCCACTTAATAGCGAAGTCGTTGTTTTTTAGCTCCACCTCGGCGTGCTCGATAAGTTTTGACGCCTTTTCAAGCCACGTATCAGATTGTGCTGGTGCCTGTACGTCATTTATGGCCGGATCCGGCCTGTTTGACATACGCGCTGTAGGCTTCGGGGCCATTGGCGTGCCATAGTCATGATTCGACCTGGATGGATCAGATACGCCCAGAGACTGCAGCGCCTCGCGGTAGCTCATGCCTTCGAAATCCACCAGAAACTGCACAGCATCCCCAGACTTACCACACGACCGGCACCAGAAAATCCCGATCCGCTCGCTGCGCTTGCTGTCCGCCTTTTCAGGCCAAACATGGAACCGGTCGCGTCCGCCGCATCCAGGGCACGGACCCGTCCACTCGCCACCATGGGTAGCGGCTGTGCGCTTTAGCTGCGTTTTTTTGTTTGCCAGTGTTAGGATGTCCATTTTTCGGGCCGCTTTTATTTGGACGGTTGGACCTTATTTCTCTTATTACAAGATAAAATATATTTTATTATTTATATTGTGTGGCTATATGGAATAACGCATTTATGGTCCAAAACGTCCAAAGTCCTGTCCTTGGCAGCTAATCAAACGATCTCTGACCGTGATCCTGCTCGTCGATGACCTCGTCGCAGTCGATACCGTAATATATATAGGTGCCGTGCTTCTCGCGCTTGAACCGCTTTGACAGCATCTGCCCGAATGCCCTCTGGCTGGGCGTCTTTTTGCTGTTCTTGTTGATGCGCAGCACGTACCATTCCGAAAAATTCTCATACAGCTTGCTGGCCGGAGACTCGGTGTACGGATCGAGCACGCAGCGCTCGTCGATCCAATCCTGCAGGTAGTCCTCGTCGGCGCGGTAGCGCTGGGTAGCTTCCTTGACTACCGCCGGAGGATCGAGGCCGACGCGCCGCCACTCCAGGCATCCGCGCACAAGCCACGCCAAGATTCCGCTCGCCTCCTATTTCAGCTTGTCAAACAGGGAAAGGTCCGCGCGGCGTTCGAAGTCACGCGCCGGCTCGCGGTTGACGAAGGCCAGTCGGAACGGGATCACGCATACCCGCTCCCAAAAGGCGTAGTCGTTGGCTGAAGCGTGCGGAAGATCATTGGTCAGCAAAAACAGCTTGTGCGTCGGCATGAATGTTACGGGATACTTGTCGTTAGGCCAGCGCCCGGTGAGAGGGTCGTTGCCGGTTAGCCACTTGACGCGTCCCATGCTGAATCGCCGGTTCTCGTCGGCCTCGGCGGCCACGGCGATCCGCACGCCCTTGAGCGCCATGATGTCCGGCGACGGTGCGGCTGCCGAGCGGCTGCGTCCCTGGTCGAGCAGCATTTCGACCGGTACCGGAGAAACGATGTCACCCAGCACGTGGTGCAGGATGTCAAAAATCAGGCTTTTTCCGTTGCGGCCGATTCCCTGGAAGATCGGCAGGACGTGCTCGGTAGTTAGCCCGGTGATCGAGTATCCC